TCGTTCTTCCGGCTGCTATACCGGCCTGAATTGCATAAAACGCCATAACTCCACCCAGTATTATCATTGCTGTATACATGATAGACGAGTGTTGTCTAACAAAGTTAGATAACGTGTTAAATGCCCATACGGCAGTATTAATCGTTTCACCGATAACGCCTACAAGCCAATAGAATACCGGTGCTACCGTTTGGATAGCTCCTGTTACGTTGTCCACTAACTCACGGACGCCCTCACTATTAGCAAGGTCGGATATTCGCTGGAACACAGGCTCGAACGCCCGAATAGCTTTATTCTTAATTGACTGCATATGATCGCCCCAAGTTTTAGGAAGCGATTCAAACTGCTTTTCAATCTCAGGCATATTAGTCATGATAGCGTTCTTGATTACATCAGCGGTAATCTTACCCTCCGACGCTAGCTTCTTAAGTTCGCCACGGGATACGCCCATAGTTTTAGCAATGATGTTTTCAATCATAGGCGCGTTTTCAGCTATAGAACGGAATTCGTCGCCTTGTAATTGTCCACTGGCCAAACCTTGCGTTAACTGAAGCATGGCGTTCTTTTGTGCTTCTTTCGATGCACCGCCAATAGCGAATACCTTTTGTACCCCTTCCATAAATTCTACAGCTTGTCGAGGGTCAGGGAATGCGTCATGCGCGGATTGAGATACTTGGATTACGGCGTCCGCCATTTCCAAATACCCACCTCTTGCACGCTGTGCGGATTCAAATATCTGCTTATTTAGGTAAATAGCGTTTTCCTGGCTACCGGCTACCAATTTAAGGCGAGCTTGCACCTGCGCCCATTCAGTAGCAGTATCTTGAATCGATTCAATAGCGCCTTTTATAGCGCCAATCCCATTCATTACTGTATTAGCCAACAGATTACCGGCAAAGCTGTTCATGATACCGCCCATGCTAGCTTTTAGTGTTTCGCTAGCACTCGATACACCGTCCATCTTATTATGTAGCGTATTCATAGATTGATAGGCTTTAGTTGTTGCGTTTGCGGCTGCGTTCATAGCATTAGGAATATTAGTAGAGAGGCTTATATAGTTAGAAAGTGTAGCCATTCATTACCCCCTTTTTGCCTTATTCATTTCATCTTGCTCATCTTTAGCATGTTGCTGAATAAAGGCAATTACTACAGCCTTTTCATTCATGTCCATATCCGCAAAAACAGAAGGTCGCATATGGTATTTAACAAATGCCAAATATGCGAACATCGTTTCTGTTTCATTGGATTCTAGGAGTTTTTTACTTCTTTTACCTTATCTTCCATGCCTACGTCATAGCCTTGGGCTTCAGTTACTGCTGCCAAAAGGTCAGCATATTCACCTGGTGTGAGCATTGCTTTTACGAGCTCAACTGGTTCGGTAACGCCCCAGCTATCTTGAAGTTCCGCATCATAAAGATTAGGGTAAGTGATTGCCTTAGATAGCACATCTTCATTGTATGCAGTCGCATCGAAGCGTTCTTCAGATTGACGAGTGATGCGGTCAGTAATGCGTTTAGTGTATTTCTTACGCATCTTTTCTGTTTCATCAGTAGCCAATGTTTTAATTTTCCACGCTACAGGCTCGCCATTCACTTTGATTCGTTTAGATGCTACGTATTCAGTCTCATTGACTACATCAACGTTTTGTTTAAGGAATGCGCTTAAATTTTCAGCCATTGTAAAAACCTCCTAAAAAAAGGGGAGCAAGCACTAGGCTTGCATCCCGTCTAATTCGTTAAAGTGTTGAACGTATTTAACGCCTTCATAAGTAAAGTTGTGTTCTTGTTCGATGTATTTGCCTTCAGCGTCGAACTCAGCTGCTGTTAACTCATCAAGGTTCACACCTTTTAGAATTACAGAACGGCGACCAGCTTTAGAAGTCGGATCGTTGTTAACTACTTGCATATCAAAGTATGTATCCACGCCGGTTTTCAAGTATTTTTCAACCATCTTATCGAATAAAGCTGTGTTGTGGTAAATCGTTAAGCTACCGCTGTATTCTACGGAGGTAGACTTATTACCCGCACCGATACGGCCCAAGATTGCCACTTTTTCTTTATTCTTTTTAATTTTTGCGCTAAGTTTTTTAGCTTGAAACAGTAAGTATCGGTTACCGTTCTCTACGATATAGCAAGACGCTAATTTAGAAGAAACAACGTCAGCTGCATCCATCGTTTTCAATGCATCTAAAATTTCATTTTCCATGCGTTATCCTCCTAGGCTACTACAACAGTCATGTACAATTTTTCCATAGCCACAGTTGGCTGTAATTGTACGTTAACCAATACATCTTCCTTGTTGTCGCCTTGCGTAGGTACTGGGATATCCTTATCATCGAAGTTTTGGATAGCACGTACTTTTTGGTATTGCTCAGCAAGATATACAAGGTCGCCCCATAAGGACTCACGACCAGCTTGGTCATTAGGGGATTTATCAAGATGTGTTTTGTTAAACAATCTAGCGCCGTCAACTGCCCAGTTATCCAATACACGAATGACTTGGTTAAGAGAGAAGTCGCGGTTTTTAGCTTTACTGAATTCAGTAAATGTGTTGATGTCTTTCAATACACGAACGTCACCTTGGATATTACCGCCAACAGAGTCAGTAACATTATGGAACATGAACATACCATCTTTGATAGCTTGTTCAAGTTCGAACTGTTTGTATTTAACGTTTACAGTGTATTCGCCATCGTAGATCATATTGCCTACAGTAGCGTTGATGTTACAAGATGCTTCTTGGCCTAATGTCCAATATACCAAGGAGCCTTTTTCAGCGCCTTCATCGGTTACATCATTAAGGATGGAGATAACACCTTCATAGTTGACTTTAGTCTTACCATGAATTACTAATTGGAATTTAGCGCCACTTTGTTCTCGGCAACGTTTAGTAAACGCAATAAGCAAGTTCTTAATTGTGTCGTCCGCACCAGCGTAACCCAAAGTATTGAAGTAGTAAGGTTCAAGCATATCGATGCCATCTTGGTAATTTTTAACAGTAATTGTAGTACCGTTTGTACCACCGGATAATGCAGTGTAAGCGGTAGTTGTTAATGCACCAGTTTTAGTGAATACGATGTAATCGTTATCTTGTAATTCTGTTGCATCTTTCAAGTTCTTTTGAGTGTCTACTACTTTACGAACATCGCCAGTAGTAAGGTAAGTAGTTACGATAAATTTACCTGTGTTGTCCGGATCGGCTTGAACAGATACACCCAAATCGTTACCACGAATACCCTTATATTTAGCTTTGCCGATTGTGCTTGTAGCTTGCGCACCATCAGAGTTTAAGCGGTAGAAGTAACCAGTTTTCAAGCCACGGAACAAGTCACGTAAGCCCTTCATTTTGTCATGACCGTAGTCATAACCAAAGTATTTTTGGCAATCTTTTTGGAATGTGTCGTTATCCACACGGAACACTTCACCACTTGGGCCCCAATCAAAGGAGAGCAGCATCGCACCAAAGCCGCGGTCAGATACTTCTGCATATGCTCGGTCTTTGGATACGAAGTTAATATAAGTACCTGGCAATACTTTATTGTGGAATAAGAATGTGCCACCACCTAATGCCATATTTCACTAACCTTTCACAGGCGTTGTTAATGCCTGATTTAAAATTCTATCAATGTCGCTTTCCGTATACATTTCATCTTCGTTAAGAAGGCACGTAAGTAAATCACGATACCGTCTATATTTGTCAGATGCAATGATAGCGTAAGCATCAAATTGTTGTTCAGTCGTTACTTCGACTATTTCTTTTTCATCTGCCATCTTTTACCCTTTCTGTTAATTCCATGTGCTTCATCCGCTCGATCGGTTTGGCTACTCTCCGAAGTATGTTTTCATACGTCACGAAGAAGTGCAGCACACCGTCTGAAATCTTGTATTTCATGCCAGTGCCCATAATTGTACGTTCCCCAACTTGTACAAATTCGAGTAACAGATACAGCACACTAGGAATATCAATGAGTTTTCGCGTATCAGTAACCACATCAAGATTATTGGCGTAATACATGATGTCTAAATCCAAAGAAGTATTGTAAAGATCACCGACATGTCTGCTCATACTAGGCTCAATCACCTTGATGTATGCGCACGGGAATGTCATATTGTTTTCTTTGAATTCTAGGTATATAGGCACATTGAGTGCCGTATGTACGGCTTTAGATACAGCTGTTAATACATCAGAATCCACCATGCTTTTCAATCCATTTCTTTAATGTAATTTCCATAATACGTTTAGCGTTTTTACTGAGTGCCTTTTCAGCCTTCTCGTGCATGTACGCACCATCTACCCAAGGCTTTTTCAGTCTTCCGCCTTGCATTACTCCGCCTTTAGATTGGCCTATCCACGGAAGAAATCTCCCAACTTCTTGCCGATGGCCATCATTAAGGAACGAGGCGTAAGAGGATGTGTTAAACACCTCAACCCGTCCGGTTCTATCGTCCAGTCGATATCTACCAACACTCCACGATTGGCGAGTATGCTCGCTATCAAAGTACTTTGTTTGTACTTGGCCATTTTGCATGAATTTAACCGATCGTTTTCCGACTGGTGTATTCAATTTAGCTTCACGCACATACACGCTGGCCATTTCCTTCACAACTTGCTTGTTGAAATTCTGAAGGCTACCCGATTGACTCAGTTTGACCAGGCTTCGATTAAATTCAGCAAAATCTTCCATGTTAAATTCAACGCCCATGTCAATGCACCTCTAAATTTTCGAGTTGCACCTCTTGATGGGAGTCATATCGCGCAGAAATCGAGGCACTGCGAAAAAGTTGCTTCGTATTTCGCCCTATAAGCTCAATTCGAGCCCCGTTTGGTATGATTACATCCGGAGCGATGAAAAGCACCGTAGTGGTACTAAATTTCGCAATCTCAGCGATTTGACCTGTAGAGAGAGTTTTATAGCTAATTCTACAAGCAAAAGGACCCTCTCTACTGGCAGTTTTACTCATAATTCCAGTATCGGGGTCCATTGCATCCACTTCGGAGATAACATAACACGTACAATCGTATAATCGTTCTAACTGCTTTCTAGCAGCGTCTACCATCTTAGCCGTCGGAAGCATGCTAGGTCACCCCTTCCATATCCACTCAAAGCGGTGGCCAATTCTTGGAGACGGGATGCCTTGTCGGTCCCTTTAAATTGAACTTCAGTATCGCCCATTTTAATGGAACTCGCCATTTCTCCGTCGGCTTCAATCAATTTGTTTTTGTTTGTGGTGATATAGCTGCCAATTACACGATATACAAGAACGTGCTGTAATTCGCTAGGTAATTCCTTCTGATTGATATCATTGAGGATATGTTGTGTTTCCGCATCAATCATATACTCAATGATATTTATATCAGAAATTGCATCATACCCGAGCCACGATTCAAGAATTTGTAAAACTGTCTCTTTCGTGGTCATATCATTCACCTACTATTTTTTGAATGTAGCTTTTACAACTTTGGATTGGTTAGTCAACGCAACAACGTAGTGTTCGTTAGCAACGATTTTGTCCAAACCTTTTTCAGGAACACGATCAGCTTCAATCATAACGTCACGTTTAAGGTAAATTGTTACAGCAGGTAATACAGGTGTACCGTCTTCCACTTCTGCAGTTACACCAACGATGAAGTTATCGATAGTTGCGCCAGTATCATTGATGCGGCGAGATGTTACAACACGACAGCCGGCAATCATACCGATTTCGCCAGTAATCATAACATCATTGCCGTATTTTGTTTTGTCGATGAAGTTAGCGTCTTTACGAAGTGCAGTAATTTGAGAAGGTGCTACGAACAAATATTTTTCAACGTAGTCTTCTTCGTTCAATTTGTCTACTGCGTTAACGACGCCTTCATAGGAAATAACTTTAGTATCTGTTATTGCAAGAGTAGCACCGCCAAGGGCTGTTACTACATCTTGGTCGATTTTGGATGCCAAGGACAAACGTAATTGATGAGTAGCTTCGCCTACTGGGTCGCCATAACCGGACAATTTAGCTTCGTCTGTGATATCAACGCGTTTCATTGCTTTTTTAACCTTAGCTTTAGCGGTAGAAGCGGACATTTGAGTTGCAAGCACTTCAACGCCTTCCGCGATGTCTTCCGCATCACCGATGTAGCCCCATGCTGGAATAGTGATTTCGTTACCAGGTACACCTGCCAAAGTTCTATCGATTTTAGCGATTGGAGTAAATTTAATAGCTTTTGGTAAGCCCGCGGACACCATATCCGCCATTACTTGAGGGTTAACTACATTAGCAACTTGTGTAACACCGGCTGCGAATGTTTGTAAATTAAAAGAGAATTGTTTATTCATTAGCGTTTCCTCCTGTTAATGAATTGTAAAGTTCAACATCGTTTGCGAATAACTCCGCCCGTTGAGAGTACGTCATTTTAGCGAAGTCTTCTTTTGTTACTGCGCCACTTGGTGCTTTACCGCCAGGGTTACCTGGTGCTACACCTTTAGGGGCGGACGCTTCCCCAAATAAATAAGGATTAGCTTTGGCAACTTCAGCAAGCTGTTCATCTAATCCTTTGATTTTGCCGTCCTTCACTTTTGCATCGGTTAAATCCAATAGCGCACGGACTGCAACGTTGTTTTTAGCTTTTGCGTTAGACAATGCTACGTTCACAATATTGTCGATTTCAAGTTGTGCGATTTTACCCTCGTATTCAGCTTTACGAGATTCTGCATCAGCTTTCATCGTTTCAATTTGTTTCGCAAGCTCCGCATTATCCGCATTAGATTTTTTGAGGTTATCAATTTCGCTATTAAGAGTCGTGAGCTCCCCTTTAACGGATTTGAGTTCCTCATTCTTAGCATTGAATTGATCCTTAGACACATAATTCTTGCCATAGTCTTCAACGACCTTAGCAGTCTGTTCTTCAGTTAATCCTAGTGCTAACAATTCTTCCTTAGTCATAGTGACCTCCTTAAAAAATACCCATTTCGCTTTATTTTCGTGAGCCACACCTCACGGCTACGGTCTTGTTAGTTTTCGCCCAACAATACTAAAATGGCAATAAAAAAGCAGCGTTTCCGCTGCTAATTGATATATTCTTTTTCCCATTCCTCGTAGGTAATCTCTCCGTCAAAATCAATACTCTTATCGTTCTGATTTCTCCCTGTTCGAGTGCCTTCGAGTCCTGGAATATATGGAATTGTAGTAGACCGGCAATAGCAATGGAACGGCGGAACGGTAACACCTGGTTTAGCATCTACGACACGAACACGTTTACGATCCATGTGTCTGCATATGGAAGAAGTATGGCTATCGAGTGTAGCCAGTATCTCTAACTCCTCGACGTCCAGGTCTTTCACGCTATCAAGAAACCCTTGCTCGTGAACCCGTGCCGTCTCTGTTTCGATTAATCGCTTAGCGTTACTGTATGATGTCTTCATCCGCTTATGCAGATTATCTGCCATCGTGTCCGCCCCTTGCCCAATAATGAGGGCTTGGGTGAAATCATTCTGCAAGTTAGCTACTAGCTTACTTGTATCGCCCCAAACCCTAGTACTGAAGTCCTTGCCATCACTCGCCCATTGGCTGTGAACCACACTTTCAACGCGTTTACTATCAATCGTATTAATAGGTGAGTATTCTCCGCGTTGCGTCTGCACTGTGTATGCGGACTTATACGCGGAGGACTGATACACATCTTTTAATAGGTCATTAAGTGAAATACTCTGCTTTTGAGCCAGTATTTCGAGCTCGTGAACCACATTGATATACAGCATCTGTTCACGGCTTAACCGCTCACGAATGGATGCGTTCGATAGCATTTGTTGATGTTCATCGGATACGCCGAGTTTCTTAGCTTCTACTTTGAATTCAGCTAAATCCATTTTAAAGGCTTTCATCTCGTAGGCGTTCAGTAGTTTCCTTGCTTCGGCTAGTTGAAGTCCGTTTTCTGTGGCGAACCGACGATACCAATCATTGATAGCCTTTTCTATCCTGCGTAACGCCCTGGCGTAGTTAGATTTGATTTCATCATCGGTTAGACTTGCCTTTTGAAACGATTCGTCTAGTAACCGCTCATACCGTTTCTCCCAGTAATCATTCGCCATCTGCCTCACCGCCGTTCGGTACAACAAAATCTGCTGTTACTTCGGACTGTTCCTTTTTAACTTTTGCGAGCTCTTCCGCAGCATCGGTTGTCCACGGATGATTTGCAATAATAGTTTCATTGGAGATGATACCAACGGAGTTTTTACAGTTGTTAATGGTATCGCCTTCATTGATTGGTAAGTCACGATTGAAGATGAAGTCCACTTCTTCGACTGTATCTTGATTAGTTAAACCGCGGTACGTGTTAACGAACCACATCAAATCGTGCAAGCTAGATTTGAATTCTAGCTCCATTTCATTGGCGTCTAAATCAATATCAGAGTACATCGACATAATGTTCATCTGATTTGGATTGTTCGCCATACGATCGTCCTTAGCATCAAAGCCCCGGCCGTTCTCGATAATAGCTTTACGCAAAATGTTAATCAGTAATTGGTAATTATCGCTATTCACCTCTATTTTTAAGGCTTTCACGTCACCATTGACACCATCAACCGTACGAACCTTAATCGCGCCATACGATGCAAGATTTTGACGGAACTCAGCGAGATTTTCGCCGTCATAGTTCTGTAGTATCAAAATTGTGCTGCGGATATCTTCTTCCATATTGTCCTGGAAGTTAGATAGTAATCGGTTGAGTGCATCTTGTAAGGATTTAACCTTATCGATAAGCGGTTGCTCGAATTCATTTGCACGGAACATAATAAGAGGAATACGTTCCCAGTTATACGGTGTATCGGCAATCGCAAAATTGGCAGTGTTTTCTTTATCGGGGTCCGGAAGTAAACGTTCCGTATCCCATATGTAATACTGAATACCGTTCGGTGTGTAGTATTCGACTTTGTGAATAGTCTTAGTTTCTAGCCCTGTGTAGTACTCAATGTCGTACAAGTAAAGGAACGCATCTAGTTGTGTGTGCTCCTCATCTGCCCAAAATGGTAAAACCTGATGCGGTTTCATCATCTTAAACTTTAGCGTGCCATCGATACCTATGTAAGGGTGAATATACGCCTTGCCCGCCATCGTTGCAAACTTGCCTACGGACTTTAATAAGCGCTGGAACTGAATACCAAACATCTTATCAAGCTCGTCATCATCTGCGTTGATATCCAACGGCTTAGACAATAAGTAGTTAACCTTTTGGTCTACTAAATCATCAAATCGGTTATCCACAATCTGATTATTAGGAACGCCCTGTAACGCTATTCGCGTATTACCCTCACCTATAACGTATCGTTGCTTATTCAAAATGTCGTGTTTACCGTCATAATAATCGATAGCAGTACACATTGTTTTACGCTGTTCGCTACCTAGAAAATTACGCAGTTGTGCTTGTAGGAACTCGCGTTCCGACATAGTCGCTGAACCTTTTATGATGCGGTCCCACAGCTGAGATAATATCAATCAAACGACCACCTTTCTACATTAATATCTTCCAAACCATACCGCATAGCATCCATAGCATGGTTGTTTTCATCTTCAGGTTTCCCCGTGTATTTCTCAAAGCGATCTTTCGCCCATTGATACGTGGATAATTCACGCAGCACATTAACGCATCTTGGATGGACGATTAATTCATAGTCCTGTATCCGCTGAATACCGTTTAATATGCTGTCTTTACCTTTGCGTGCCCTGGTTATACCTTTTAGCCCAGCCTGGTATAATTCTTCAATAGATTTAGGCTCGGCGCTATCGGCTCGAATCTTCTCTTTTGCGTAACCCATATCCTTGATACAAGACGCTAATTGTTGATTCGTAAGCCCTGTTTCATACAGCTCGTCGAATATATAGATTTTCTTATTCACCATATCAACAAGCATGCACACTAGCGCTGTAGGGTCTACTGTATAACCAAAATCAAGGCCAAACGCGGACTTGATACCGGTTTGACCTCTAATTGCATCGACATTAAATTCTTGTTCTTTCCAGTTTTCGTAAACCAGGCCTTCAACAACGCCCCAGTTACCGAGCCCCGCTACCTGGTACCGCTTAGGGTTCTTCTTCATCTCTTCGAATAACACTAAGTCGGATTCACTCAGGAACTCATTACACAGGTAATTCGTAGTCATGGCTAGCACGTTGTCACTAGGTTCATCAAAAAAGCGTTTCTTTAACCAGTGCCTATCGGACCACGGGTTAAAAGTTAGCACCACCTGGTGATACATACCCTCCGGCAACTGACCACGAATAGATTCGTCCAGTCTGTTGAAGGCATCTTCACTCATAATCTCGTAAGCTTCTTCAATCCATAGCCTACACAAAGCACCAACTTCAACAGTAATGGACGTTACCTTTAAAGGATCATCGAGACCACGAAATAGAATCTTCTGTCCTGTTGGAATATACGTTATCTCAAGTGGCGATACGGAACATTTGAAGTACCGCTCCACTTTCAACTGGCGCATAGCCCATTTAAGCTGCGCGAAACAACTGTCACGCAAGGTCCGTTCTGTCTTACGAACGACTAACCAGTTTATACAAGGGTTCTCCATTATCTCCATAATGACTTTTAGAGACTGTGTAGAAGACTTCTTACTGGCACGACTGCCCTTGACTACTTTATAACGGCCTTTGAATCGCCAAAAAGCACCGTATCCCTTGCCTACGATATCCGGCAAGTACACTCTATTAGTCTGCAATATCGTCACCACCTACGATGAGTACAGGCTTAATATCGATAGTCGTATCACCACTGAGTATTCTATGGCGTTTGGCCATTAGCTCCAGGGCTTTCAGTCTTGACTTCTCGTCCGGTGGTTTATCGATAATGCGAGCTTCGGAGTATCCGTCGCCCGTACCTTCGATAACGACGTGTTTTTCATTTGAGAGCCCCAGGGCAATTCGTGTTAACTCATACTCGACCTGCTGAGCCGTCATGATGTTTTCATTGAAGTAGGCTTCCCGTAATTCAGCGACCCTTGCTTTGATGTCATCATTAGTCATCAAGCGACTGCCCTGCATCTTAGCTGTTTTTTCAGAGTAACCAGTTCGAATAGCAGCTTGCGTCGCATTCATATCCTTGATGTACTCGTGACAAAATTTTTCGTGTCGTTTGTTTTGTAATGCAGCCACTATCTCACCTCCTGGCTATCTTAATACATCACGGCTGTTCCTCTTAAATCGGCCGTGCGAACGAGTGCATAATCCACAATTACTTTTGTGTGCATGGTCATGTGTGATATACGTTTGACACAGGCCGTCGTATTCAATTAGTTTTGCTGTGCAAACGCCGTTCTTGTTATTCAGGCATTTACGTTTAATACATTTGACTTCTGTGCTCATACCTTTTCACCTTAATACTTTGTACGCTCAAATCCGATGACTAGTTGGTTGTTGTTAGGCTATATAGTTATTGGATGACTACTAGTTCTAGTCATCAGATGTCAGCGTACAACGATACAGGGCAAGCTCATAATGTATAAGCTTTGAAATGTATGTGGACATATTCGGCTCGCCCTTGTTTCATTGTGCGGTAAATTTCATTTTTACATATTCCCTCTCCTTAGCTTACGCGATCGCCTACACCATAAATACGGGCCCCTGTATTTACAATGTTACATACAACAAAAAGCACGGTCGTCATCACCGTGCTTTTTGCCGAGTTGTGTATAAGAGAGGATTCGTGTTAGATGTCTAATGACACCTTTCACAACTACATTATACTATGTCAAGTCGGTTCATTTAAGTCCAAAATACTCCAAAACACTCCAAAGTACTCCACTATGAAAGGAGTTCTCCTAATTCGTTCAATGCTTTATTTTTTAAATTGAAGTAACTGCTTTTTTCGTAAAATATCATC